TTGATTCTATCCGTATGCCAGCATTAAATACATTCCAGAGTGCCCAACACTACTATGCAACTTTCTTTCACGAATTAACACACTGGACTAGCGAAAAGACTAGATGCGATCGTGACTTGTCTAAGGGTAGATTCGGTAACAGTGATTATGCTTTCGAAGAATTAGTTGCAGAACTAGGCGCTGCATTCTTATGTCAGCAACACGGTATCAAGGGTGACTTACGTCATGCCGGATATATAGATCACTGGCTTAAATGCTTGAAAGCAGATTCAAGAGCGATATTCAAAGCAAGTGCTTTAGCGCAACAGGCCAGTGATTTTCTGCTTAATTGCGGTACTGATAAGCAGGTTTTGATCGAAGACGAATTACTAGCAGCATAAATAAAGTAGGGGGATTTCCCCCTATTTCCTACACTTTAGGGGATTAGATAATGAAAATAGACCATGCAAGAATCTTATTTGCTTACTTATCAAACTTCGGTAATGCGGAAATGCAAGCATTAAAAAACTCTACGGAAACATGGGTTAATGCTGCAATGAAGGGGGATTATCAAGCCAGTTGCAATGCAAGGGCGGGATTTTATGCAACTGTAGCCAATGCGACAAATAACTTAATTGAACATGACTTTGCCTATATTGAGCAAGTAATCAACGAAGAACTAAGGGGATAACCATGAAAACAATGAAAACAAGGCAACCATTAAATGTAGGCAAAAAACACAAGGTATTCACTGATTTTGGTACGTACTACATTTTCCTAAGTAATGGCATTCAGCAACAATTCACCATTGGAAACATTACTTTTAACGCTATCGGCGGTTATCCGTCCAATGGATTTAGACCAGATAAGCCTATACCGGAAAGTTGGATTGTTGATCTAAGCAAACCATTAAGCGGAGAAAACCATGCTGATTACTGATAGCCAATTATCAAAAATTAAATACGCATTAGTTTTAGCGCGATATTTTTGTGATGAACATGAAAACGGATTAGATCAAATACAAAATGAATTGGATTATGAAACTTACCATGATGCAATAAAAACTATTCTTGAAATTGAGGCTAACCATGTTGAAAACATTGCTTGAACTAATTGCCGGTTTTATATGCTTTCTGGTTATGTATGCTTATTTTGTTTTATTACTTTCTTTATAACATAGGGGATTTATCATGAGTTTATTACAAGAAATTGAGCAGCATGGTCTAGCAGATTGTGAATTTAATCGCACATTGTTGCCTGATGAAATTTCAATCAGTTGGCATTTTGCTGACATTCAAGAGGTTGATGATTCATTAACTAATGATGAAGCAAGGCAAATTCTACAGTTAATAAAAAATAACCATGATGCAACTATCGGAATTAACTGGGAAGTAATCGAAGAATGGATAGATTACTTTAGAAGCATTTAGAGACGTTTTTTCTATTCAGGCTAGTCAAGTATCGACTAGCCTTTTTTATCGCCCTAGACGGGCTTAGAATCAATTTAAAGGGGATTATTATGGGTAAGCTTAAAGAAAGCATTATCGTATCAAGTGAATATAATGATTTTGCTGCTAATGAATCAATTGATTATCAACGGATAACTGATTTACTAATTGAAGGCGCAACTGCTTTCAACATGTTGTCTAACCATTGTCCAGTTGACGAAAAACACTATTTCCTAGCAAAACGTGATGAATTACTGAATTCTGCACAGCTTTTAGCATTGTCGATTTAAACGCTTTCTAAGCCGTTTTCAGGATGGGATGGTATCTTTCCATTCCCATGCCTGATTTATCAGTCCTACGCGCCCGTATGCGCGTTTAAACCCTACTCTGGAGGATTCATGTCCAATCCTAAGAAGCTTTACGCTGTTACTCCGCTGGCACAACCGGACGCGCAGCCAAGTGCGAGACCCAAAAGGCTTGGCAAGGCCGAGACTCCCAAGCCCGTATCAATCCTAGATCAGAACTTCGCTTACATATCAGCGGCAGGTACAGACTTGCGAGCAAGATTCAAAGCTATGGGATTCAAAACCCCAAAGGTAAAAAAAGTTAAGTAATTGTTACTGCTTAATTTTTAAGCACCTATTATATGTTTTTTATATAGAGATAAAGAAAATAGTCGATAGTTCTTTGTCTAAAGAACTATTCATAGACTTTATATATATCAAGAACCATGCCAGATCAAAGTTATCCACAGGTTATCCACAGATAGATGGTTCCTATTGCTATCTGCAAATCCATAATTATTATTCATAGACAATAATCTGATAATCAATTACATTGCGTTTGCATCATCTTTTTTAACGACAACTTAGGAGGAAACATGAAGTATCTATTCGCTTTGTGGTTAGCTGTTACTGCCCCACTTGTGTACGCCTCATGCACCTATCACACCTATTGTGACCAAGGTAAATGTGTGACTTGTACTACCTGCTGTTACGGCAACAATTGCAATACAAGCTGCTACTAAACTAGACAACCCTTATTCGGGAGATTAGGAATGACATATTTAAAAGACATTAAAGTGTGTGTCGATTGCACTTTTTACGGTACACCTCATGGTCAACGTGACCGCTGCATAAACCCCAAGCTAACCAGTATTGACCTAGTGACAGGCAAGGAAGAATACCCCTATTGCTATTCAGAAAGACGAACACAACTGCCAGATAGATGCGGTGATAAAGCTACCCTTTTCGTTTTGAATTCAGAAGCAGAGCGCAACCGACTAGAGCGCCTTAAAGAGCTTGAGGAGGCCATGCGTGAAGCCCCTACCCTTTAGCCAAGATGACGTTAATCGTGCCATAGACAGGCTGACAGCGGTTCTGGAAGATGAATTCGCTAATGACTTCTCTGCATGGGGATCAGCAACTCTGATACTGCTTTGCTCAATCATAGATATGACAGGGGCAGACAGGCAGGAGATTGCTGAACTTATCTCAAAACAACCAAACTACGGGGATTTGCAATGACTAGCGTAAACACAGATGATTTTGCACCAGAGATACGTAATGCAGCATGGTGGTCAGGAGACTCCAGACTAGCAGCCAACGGTAGAGCTACGGATGCCATTCTTGTTAAGCAGGGAAAGAAGCAGCCGCCTGATCTATCTGAAGTGGAAGAAGTCCAGATGGGTAAGGTGATGGAGCCAACCATTGCCAGACTATTCCAAGAGAAGCATAGGATTGAACTGAAGGATGCTGACTATGTTCTATCGCATAAGACTGAACCGTGGCTTAAGTCTCACTTTGATTACATCTCAGCAGATGGACGGATACTCGTTGAATGTAAAAACTACAACGCTGGCGTTATGTCTAAGTTCGACGAAGAAATAAACATGGTTCCTGCTGCGGATATGGCGCAACTCGTTCACGAAGCGGCTTGTCATAACGTCGAGCAAATATATCTTGCAGTCTTGTTTGGTGGACAGAAGTTCAGAACCTATCACTTCACTATCAGTCAGGAGATGAAGGATGAGCTTGTCAAAGCGATGGCAAAGTTTTGGGGCATTGTCGTATCGAATGCCGAGCCGCAAGCTAGTGATGTTGAGTCCACCAAGCTTATCTGGCCTGTTTCGAGTGAGGAAACGGCAACTGCAACTGGCGCGGTGGAACAGGCTTGTATTGTTCTTCAAGAGTACAAGGCACGTATCAAGCAGCTTGAGACAGAGGCAGAGAAGGTTGAAGTTGCGATTAGGGAATACATGGGTGCGAAAGGTTCGCTGGTTAGCGTGGATGGAAAGACGCTTGTAACGTGGCGTAACTCTAAACCTAGTAAAAAGTTTGCGTCTGATTTGTTTCAACAAGCTATGCCTGATGTTTATCAGAAGTTCGTAATTGAAATGCCAGGTTCACGTAGGTTCTTACTTAAATAAGGGGATGAGATGAGTAACTTAGTTCCGTATCAAGACATAGAAAAGATGGCGATAGCAGTTGCTAAGTCTGGACTGTTTAATGTCAAGACAGCAGAGGAAGCTATGGCCTTAATGCTAGTAGCACAGGCAGAAGGATCACACCCTGCTATAGCTGCGCGTGACTACCACGTTATACAAGGTAGGCCAGCATTAAAAGCAGACGCAATGATGGCTAGGTTCCAGCAAGCAGGGGGCAAAGTTGAATGGACGGAGTACACAGATGAGCGAGTTACTGGTGTTTTTAGTCACCCCGCTGGCGGGAGTCTTGCTATTACTTGGACTATTGAAATGGGAAAGAATATCGGGTTGGTTAAACCGGGTAGTGGATGGCACAAATATCCTAGAGCTATGCTCAGAGCGCGTTGCATCTCAGAAGGTATCCGATCCGTATATCCCGGCTGTGTCGCAGGTGTTTACACGCCAGAGGAGGTTCAGGACATGGAGCCGCAGAAGCAAACTCAGGAAGTCAACATGGGGAAAGCGGAAGTCGTGGTTGAGGAAATAAAGAAAGCGAAAGAAAGAAAAGAAGGTGAGACTTTTTTGCCACTGTACGTGCCGGGGATAGAGGAGCCATTCAGCGAGTCCACGGATTTAGCAGAGTGGGAGATATCTTTTCACGACATGGTTCACAAAATAAAGGCAAGCCAAAAGCTTAGCGATGACACCAAACGCGACAAGCTAAAGATGCTTAAAGATGCAAACGGTCTTGTTATAGATAAGCTAGACGCACCTACCAAAATGAAAGTAATGGCGGCTGCTAATTCTCTGGAGGAAGTATGAAGAACCACAACGAACGCCCCGGCAAGGGAGTGTTATTCACTAACGACAAACGCAAGACAGACACACAACCACACCTTAAAGGCGGCTTCACTGCTGACAGAGACATCAAGGCAGGTGAGTGGGTAAAGCTTGCAGGATGGCGTAAACCTACTCCAGTAGGTGAGCTTATAAGTTTAGCGCAGGATAACTTCATGCCTGATCCAAACTACAAGAAACCTACTGAGGGCAGCACAGTACGTGAGTACAGTCCTCATGATGACGCTATACCCTTCTGATGGCATCTAGTCGCTCACCCACACAACGCAGCTTGGAATACTTGCGAGAGCTTGGATACCACTGCGAGATTGTAGAGAAGTGGAATTCCTTTACTAAGCAGAGAAAGGATTTGTGGGGGTGGTGCGACATTCTCGCTATCCGCAAGGATGAAGTGTTAGCGGTACAGGTAACGGCTTCTGCTGTTGCTGACCGCATAAAGAAAATTCAAGATTCAACCACGGTTGCGCTAGTCAGAGATGCCGGTATTAGGATTGAAGTACATGGCTGGCGCAAGAACAGTAAAGGCAGATACGTCATTAGAGTGGAGGATATATCGTGAATGCTGCAAATTTTGATAAATCTGAACGGTTGCAGAAAGTAGCAAATCTTTTGGGGCGGGGAGGGGAATACACAACGCTAGATATTATCCAAAAAGCAGGAGTGTGTGCAGTCAATAGCATTATTTCAGAACTCAGAGCTAACGGTTACAGCATTGACTGTCAGCGCAGAGCAGACAAATGGTTTTACAGGATGAACAAATGAAAAAAATATTTATAGCTACGCCAATGTACGGAGGCCAATGTTTTGGGTTCTACACACAGAGCCTATTGCAACTGAATAACCTGCTAAGAGACAACAAGATAGATAGCATGATGTCATTCATGTTTAACGAGAGCTTGATTACTCGCGGCAGGAACGCACTAGCGCATGGCTTTATGAAGTCAGACGCAACACACTTGATGTTTATAGATGCCGACATTCAGTTCAACCCTGCTGACTTCTTGAAGATGCTGGAGTCAGACAAGGATGTGATTACTGGAATCTATCCTAAGAAAGAAATCAATTGGGCAGGAGTACGCAAGGCAATAGAGTCTGGCGTTCCTGATACTCACCTGAAGTATCACACAGGTTCGTTTGTGGTTAATCTCAAGAACTATGTTGGCGAGGCTACAGTGCCAGTTAATGAGCCAGTAGAGATATGGAATGGCGGCACAGGATTCATGCTGATTAAGCGTGAAGTGTTTGAGAAGCTAAAGCCTATCGTTCCTTGGTACGTCAATGACGTTACTGATCTGTCTGGAAATATGGGGGCAGAACAAATTAGCCAATACTTCACAGAGAGCATAGAGCCAGAGACTAAACGTCTGCTGTCAGAGGACTATCACTTCTGTAAGACATGGAGAGATAACGGTGGTGAGATACACGCAGCACCGTGGGTAGGTTTGACGCATATAGGAACCTACGCATTCGATGGCAAACTTATTCCAGCACCATAAGGAGACAACATGCTTGAAGGAAACCACATATACAGACCAGACTTTGCTTTGTTCGATCACATTATGGAAAAACATGGTCTGAAGAATGATGCAAGACTGTACGAACTTCTCGATAAAAAGATAAGTAAGCCAGACATAAGCAGGTATCGTCATGGCAAAAAGAAAATGAGTTCTAGCCACATTCTCGTTATACATGAAAAGTTGGGTATGCCTGTTGCTGACATACGTAGTTATCTAGCGCAGGAATAACATGGAAGCATTCACCATTATTACGTTTACTGCTGGCTTCTTAGTAGGCGCTGGTATCGCTACAGCAGCTATCTTTTGCTTTTTCTACTGGCTGTTTTCGCGGAACGAATAAACGATTGAGCCGTGGGAGCGCCTTTGCTCCCCGGCTTTCTCATTCTCTCACCGCTGCCAGCTTTGATACGCTGACGTTTAGCATGGATGTTTGCGTATAGTCCGGGTTTCATTTTATTCCTAGATATTGTTTTACACGATCAAGGATCATCAACTGTTGTGGGCTGTAAAGCTGTGCAGCATTCTCACCAAACTGATTGAACGTATATCCTCTGAACAACTCAGGCAAACCAGTTTGTTGATACCAAACGTCATAGGGTCTAGTTTC